TAAAACCTAAAACTTTGCAATTTAGAACCTTAAACTGAGTCTTGTGAGAACTTCGGTCTAATACAGACTAAAGATCTTCTTCTTCTCTGGAGAGGAGAATGATTTGGATGGTGCAAAGGCAACGTACTCTTTAATGTCATCGATGCTCTCTATCCTATTTGGATCAACTAGCCGTCCTTTTGGTTCTGAGCTGATCGTTATGCCTATAGGCAGTGGACCTATTGCATCGAAACCCAAGTTTTCAGAGTTTCTGGAGCATGACAGCATTCTAAGAGCTCTCAATTGAGCTGATGAGCTCATTGGTAAGTAGACATCTCTAGCAATCTCAGAAACCACCCTTCTAATGTCAAATAGCGAGTTAAGATATAAGCTATAAGAATATTCTCTCAATTCTCCAGACTTACTCTTGATGGATATGCGGTTGGTCAAATTATGCCTGTGGCTCATCCAGTATGACCAGGCCAGAAATGGGTCCCCCTGAGTCTGCATTTGAACAAACCCATCTGATATCATCCTCCCAAGTATAGCATTGTTAATACTCTCCTGAAGAAACCATGGCTCGGCCAATATGGAAACATGTTGCTTTATCGGAATGGATATAATATTTGTCTTAACTTTAAAGGAATCTTTTGGAAGAATATCACCTTCATCCTTGGAATTCGAATCAAAACTCTCGAAAGAATCTTCAAAGCCCATTCCAGCTGCCTCCATAATCCTCAATATGTAGGAACCCATGTCCTCATCAACATCAGGATTGATTATGTCATATACTACCTCATTATCTCTTTGATACTCCCTTTGGTAAGCTGTTATGTTCATGTACATAATCGGGCTTCTGCCGGATGACATGGCAAATCCTGGTTCAGTCTCTAAGAGCTTCCTGGCCGACATTAATACATCCTCCATTGTAATGTTGAATTCCCTCTCATAGTATGGAACAACTGTCCTTTTACCGAATTGCTGATCCATCATCTGAACCTTACCAAACCTCATTGAATATATCTTGGGAAAATCTGATTCCAGACCTAAAAGATTGACTTCAGACATGAGGAGATTTCTGACGGGAAAGAAAGACACTACTCCGCTAACATCCTCAAACTGATAAGACTCGTACTCCTTAGGACTAGAGTTGTATTCCAAGCGCTTAGCATTTCCGACAATCCGTGACTGTGATATGACATTGTCAAAATGTCTGATCCTCTGATGAAAGCTCATTTCGCTCAACTCCTTTGTCAGCTTCATTCTCAGATTAGCCTTCTTTCTACAGAGATGCAAGTAGATCTGAATTTGTGTACTTTCTGGGTTGAGACGACCCACTCTCTCATATGAAGAGACAACCAACTGATCTAAATCTGCTCTGGACAGTCTTGAGCTCCTTAGGGTAACCACACTTATTCCCCCCTTGGCCTCTCTGCGAACTGTGTATGGTCTTTGCTGGTAAGCCCTACTTGGAGAATAGA